GCTAGGAAAAGACACTAAGCCGAACGAAATTGCGGCTCCGCTCGAAAATGGCTGAATATTATCTGCTCTTACGAGACTCATTTTAAATTAAATTTTATTAACTAGAAGGTTTCGTTGGCCAAACGACGTTCCAAGGAAAACCAGACTGCTCTGGAACATCGCGTAAAGCTTGACGATAAATGGCCCATTCGGAACTAGTTTCATCTGGTATGTCTTTACACTGAGTCCAGTCAGTAGCAGCGAGTAAAGAATTTCTTTCGTTGCGAACTGCCTTAGCCTTATCAGTATCTTTTTGCGCTTTGTATGCCGCTTCGTGCTGTGCCGCAGTAATGACGGTGCCATCTTCGGCAGTTGTGTTTGTGAAGATTGGGCCAAGAACGTATTTTGTGTACCATTCGCCTTCGATTTGCTCGACGCCTTGTCGCATCGAATATTGATAAACCGTGCCGCCAGTAGCTTGTGGACCCTCAAATACGACATCGGCACCCAGCGAGTCGAGGATCTCGTCGGTTGTCGTGCCCCACGTCGGGCCACCGTTGCTGGCGATGTGAGCGCGAAACTCACTTTCATACATTACTTGTCCTGTTTTACGAATTCGAATTTCCATGATGGGTGTTGGTCGTTATGAAATTGCAAGAAAAACGAAGGTGCCGCCATTAGCGTTGATCGCGGCAGGTGCCGTGGAACTGATCTCAAATCCAGTGGACAACGTGTCGATGTAGTCGGTGCTCGTTACTTCCGCTGCGGTGTTGTTGAGCAAGAGGTACGGGTCGTTGCCTGCGACAATGCCGCGTGCGCTGTCCCAGACGTACCAATCGCCAGTGCTGTCGGTGCGCTTGATCAAGACGAACCGTGCGCCACCCGTGAAGCCGCAGTTGATTTGTTGCGTCGTGCCTGTGCCCGTGTAGCTGCCGACTTTGCTGACGCCGGGACAGGAGGCAAAAAGATAAGCGACGTAAAGCGATCCAGATGCGTTTATGTAAGAATCGTAGACAGGAGCAGATCCCGGTATGGTAAAAACAGTGGAAGTCGGCGTACTTACCCAAAGCAGATTGTCAGCTGTGGTAGAGCTTGATTGATTTAGGGTTAAAAAATTAGAAACTCCAGTTGAAAACGTGTAGGTCATCCAATCTGGACCATTTGCATTTCTAGTTTTAATGATCAGCAACTCAGGAACAGCGGCTAAATTATGAGAAATTGTTGTTTGAGTGCCTGTTCCCGTATAGCACACTATATCAAAGAAGCCGGGTGCGCGGCGGAAAAGCCAAGTGGCGTAATATTTGTTTAAGTCGTTTATTGCATTACCTATTGTTATTCCAGACTGCCCCAATGCCCATCCCGGTGCTGAAGCTTCAACAGAAGCACTGTTTGTGAGCAATCTGGTGTCTCTCAATCTATCGTACACATTCCCAGAGCCTCCGGTTGTTTGTTCTTTAATGATTGCCAAATCGGAGACTGATAAAGAATTTACGGTAATAGGGTAAGAACCAGTTCCAAGAAATGATGCAGGATTAAACACACTCGTCCCACTCGTCGGCACCTTCATCGGGCCGCGACGGATGGCGATGTAGACGTAGGTTGTGCTGGGTGAGCCAGTGACGGAAAAACCCGTTGCATCAGGAAACTGACCGCGTGTGCCTAGTGAGCTTTCATCAAGATCTGAATCGGCACGCAAAAAAGGGCTGTTGTTTGGCGAGGCAAGCATGCCTCTCATGTTGTCAATAATTTCCCAACCGTTAGTCGCCGAACTTGCTGTTTTCCGCATAACCCACTGCGGTTCCCAGCCGAGCGTCACGCTTGCTGTGCCGGGGGAAGCATTGGTGGTAAACGACCCACAAGAAATCACATTGTCCGTGCCCGTCAGGCCAAAGCCGCCTGCGTCGTGGGCGAAGAGGTAGGCGACGTAAGTGCCCCCACTAGCGTTGACCGTAGCATCGGTTCCCAAGCTAAACACGCCTGCGGTTGGAGTTGTGCTATTCCATCGCGTGGTTCCGGTAGCCTTAGCCGCCGTGCTGTTAAGCACCATGTACTCGGTATTAGCAAGACTGCGGTGGTACACTTGCCAATCGCCAGTCGTGTCCGTGCGTTTAATGATGATGCATCCGGGCACGCTACCAAGACTGTGAGCAATTGTGCGGTTTGCGCCATTGCCCGTATACGTCACCATGTCAAAGAACTTCGGCTGCTTGCGGAAGGTCCATGAAGCATAAGTGCCTGCGTTGGTGTTGATCTTTGCCAGCGAGCCTATTGAAAACCCAGTGGACCCAAAAGAAGTAAGACCAGTAGACTGCGTTGATTGTGAGCCAGTAGTATTTGACGCAAGGTCAAATGTTGCGCCTCTCGCTGTGTCATAGAGCGCATGGTTTGTCGCCGCTGATCGACCTTTCATCCAAACCAACCCGCCCTTACCCGACAAATCAACCCCGTTGGTAATGGTCTGCGTGGAGCCGTTGCCGGTGTAGAGATACGTCGAGAAAACGTCCTCAATGTAGACAGGCGCAGACGCACGGGCAAACTGCCCAAACCCCTGCGAGGACGCTGCACCCTTTGTTTCAATTATTGGCATAATATTACCCAAATCTTGTTTGGCTGGCTAACACAGTAAACCCTGCGTTTCCTGTTTTTATGAGAGTGTAGACGTAGGCGTCTATGCTGCTAGCATTGCCAGCGGTTGGAGCAGTTCCGCCTTGCCATCTACCAGAAGCGGTGCTACCGTCAACTTGAATAGTTGTATTGTAATAAGCCGTTGCTCCTTGAGTAGCTAAAAATGCCGTTGTTACTGACTGTCCGGTGGCCAATAGATTGTTTAGCGTTGTCCCTGAACTGCCACGGAAATTAATTGTCCAATTTCCAGTTGCATTCGATGTGTAGTATAGCACCGATTGGGTCGTCACATCGTAGTTGATAGTAGTTCCTGCGGCTAAACCAGTAACCGTGACAACCTCCGCGATATCATTAACAACCATCGCCACGTTGCTCGCAGTTCCGCTAAATGTTTGAACTCCAGTGTAAACTCCAGTAATATTCGCCGCGTTTCTATAATAAGAACCAACTTGACTATCTAACTGAGTTGCATTAATCGTACCAGTTAAATTAGCAGCATTACGATAATACTCTGACGTTTGGCCGCTCAGTTGCGTTGCGTTAATGGTGCCAGTAAGGTTTGCACCATCTCTAAAATAAGTGCTATCTAAATTATCAAGTAGGTCAGCATTTGGCGCAGTTCCCGTAAGATTGCTAGCGTTTCTGTAATACGAAGCTGGCTGGCTGTCTAGCTGCGAAGCATTGATAGTTCCAGTGATATTCGCAATGTTGCGATAGTAACTGTCCGATTGTCCAGCGAGAGTCGTAGCGTTCAAATCGCCGCTGATGCCACTGGGGAAAGAGACTGCGCCAAAAGATACGGCGGCTCCGCTCGTAAACGCCTGAATATTATTTACTTTTAAAAGACTCATTTTAAATTAAAATTAAGTTTGCCCCAGATTCGATTGTTAAAGTGCCGCTAAAGCCTACGGGAGTTACGAGTAGGCTGTTGTAGCCGTTTGGAATTAAAATATTCTCCTCGTAAACTTGCTTATTATAAAATACGCCCGTAAATAAACCAGACAAGTTTGCCTTGCCGCTTAAATTAGCAGCGTCTCTAAAATAAGTGCTGTCGAGATTGTCGAGCGCGTCTGCGTTCGAAGCGGTGCCAACAAAATTTCCAGTGTAACTTCCGCTCGTTGTTGCGATTGTAACTGAACCGCTGCCGTTGCTCGTTATCGCAATATTCGCGCCGCCAGTGATATTCGTATTAAACCAAACGCCAGATGCCGAATTGTAAGCTAAAATCTGACCATTCTGTACTCCAGTAATTCGAACATTATGAAGCTCGTCGATCTCGTATCCATTTTGGATTTTAACTTCGATTTCACCAACTGTTGCGTGAGAGCGAACGCAAAACCCGACCAAAACAAGATGGTCTGGAGCAGTCGGCTTAGTTGTTGTTATTCCGCCAGAAATTGTTGGAGACAGCCACAATAACGAACCTTCCGCAAAACCAGTAGTGTTTAAGCCTTGAAGAATTCCATCCTGAATAACGAATCCTTCGGAATCTGCCGCGATAGATTCGGCTACAACTCCAAAGACCGTTGCCGATGTAGTGTCGCTAGTAGCAATCGCTGGAGCGGGAACGATTCTGTTTCCTTGTGCGCCGCTAACGTAAACAACCGTACCCTTTGCTAGCGTACTTGCCGATTGATTCTTAACTCTTTCAAAAAGCTGTTGGCCAATATAATGAGTTATATTGCCGCCTTTTAATCCGAACTGCAAAGTGCCGAGGTCGTCGGCCCATTCTAATTCTCCAACTGCGAGCGTTCCTGCACCAGTTGTTCCGGTATTGAATTGAACCGAATCGGCTTTGATATAACCGCTGAATTGGCCAGTATAACTTCCAGAAAATGAGCCTCCGCCACCAACTCCAGTCGCGTGTAAAACTCCACCAGTAAATAGTAAGCCGCTGCCAATAATAGCATTAGCAAATCTGCCCGAGCCGTCTCCGTACAAAATGCTCGATCCACTCGTTAAAGCACCAGTAATATTAGCGATATTGCGATAATACGAACCATCTTGACCGTCTAATAGATCAGCGTCAGCCGCCTTTCCCGTTGCGCTTAAATAAATTCCAGAAAGGTCAAGGTCCGCGATTACTCCAGAGCCGTCTACAACCGAAAAATTCGTTTGTGAGCCCGACTGTAAACCTAAGTAGTATTTACCCATAGAGAAGCCTATTGACCTTAGTATACTTTACATCAAAATAGTAAGGATTGAGGGGGCAAATTAAATAAAAAACCCCCAAAAAGGGGGCTTTTTATCTATTTAAATTAAGCTACAGTTTAGCCTACTACTGCGCTAATCACACTAGCCGTCCAGTTAATCGTTGCTCCAGAAGCGCCCTTCACTTGCAGCTTGAGCGAGTCTGTCGCATTATCGCCATCGACAAAGACCTCCCAACCAGCATTATCGGTTCCAAGCTTCGTTACGAGAGCAGAACCAACGATAGAAGTATTGCCTCCTTTATTTGCGATTACGCATTCATAATTCCAGCCAGCGGCTGTCGTATTCGTAGTATCAAAAGCCGTAATGCTTCCACGGAACGAAATAGCCGAGTTAGAAGCAAGAACGATTCTTCCGCTTGTTCCTTGCAAGAATAGTTCAGTTACTGTATCGTTCGTTGTTTGATTGTAGAGAACGAAATGATCCGACTTCGCATTCGTTGAGCCAGAAACTGTGAGGCCACCAACAACAATGTCATTATCGGTAGTCGCACCATTATCGGTAACAACATCTAACGTTACTGAACCAGTCTGGTAATAGCGGTTATCTAGATCGGTTGTTTGAAGACCTAAACCAGTAACGTGACCATAAGTATCGATCAGGCCCGTGAAACTTTGGATCACTACGCCATTTGAGTTGGTGCTCGTTACGCTAGAAGCGGACGAAGTATCTTCGTGAGAGACAACGATTGCGCCAGTACCGATCTCGGTAATCAGAATACCGCTGCTCCCGCTTACTGTAATTTCATTAGAATCGCCGTTTGAACCAGTTAAAACCAAACGCGCATCATTCGCGCCGCCAGCGGCAACCTCGATATTGTATACAGTGAACTCTGTATCGATTGGAATATTATAGTAGCCAGTTCCATTATTTGTAAACTGCCAACGATCCGTTCCCTCGTTCCAACGTAGAGCAACGAGTGGGTCACCGCCGCGATTAACTTCGATGCCAGCGTTTTCAATACCAGTCGCGCCAGTATAGTCGGCATTCAGCGTGATGATATTGTCACCAACGTTTAAGTGCTGAGTATTGAGATAAGTTGTCGTGCCGCTAACGTAAAGATCGCCAGTAACTGTAAGGCTACCATCGATACGAAGCGATCTTGCATCAGACTTATAAATCGTTGCGCGATTCGCATCATTAGCGCCGAATACGAGCGCTTCAGAGTTTTGAGTCGCAGAAGCAAGAACGATTGGACCCGCATTAATCGTTAGCGTGTCGCTCGCATCGCTGCCAAGCGTAACGTCGCCGCTTGCTACGAGCGTTCCGCCAATGCTAATTCCATTTGTAGTTACGTTGCCGTTGTCAGTTACTTGCTGCAACGTCAAACCAACCACATTTGAAATTTGCGATTGGAGCGAACCAGAGAGTGTGTAAACGGAAGCTTCGCTCGGAGCAGTAGCAGTTACGCCGCTAGCAATCTGATCACGAACGATAACCGCCGTTGTACCAGTCGCGCCAGTAACGTGACCAAAGCCATCGAAAGAGAAAGCGATACCTGTCAGCGCAGAGCCAGCAGCAGCGTTAACGATAAGGTTTGCTACACTGGAAGTGTCTTCGTGGGAGACGGAAATAATATCGGACGAAACGGCAACGTCGATACCCGCGCCACCAGAAATTTGAACGAAATCGTTATAAGACGTTCCACTTACTTGACCAGTAAGATTGATATTGGCGACATCGGCAGCGGGAGAACTTGCCGAAATCGAATATAAGCCGCCAGCGTTGGTGTAGAGAAATCCAGAGAGGCCAGTGCCAAAATCAAAAACCGCATCGGCAGTTGGGAGACCAGTTCCGTTATCAGAAACTGTAGTAGCGATGTTACGAAAAGCGGCAGTGCCGAGCGTTCCTGTAAAGTTGGAGATGACTCCGGTCGCAGTGACTAGATTAGTGTTTAGACCAGAGAAATACCCCGAAACACCAGTGGTAAATGCGTAGACGGCATTTGTGCTGGGCGCGAGTCCCGTTTGACCGCCAGATACCGTCTGGTCGATGATGTAATTTTTTACGTCGTTCGCTACGACCGTAACGTCGCCCGTTGTAAAGTTGACTTGATTGCCAACTTGTACGCCTGTGTAGTAGATTGCCATTTGTTAGATTCTCCCGTTAAAATTTACATTGTTTATTGTATTTGTACTAATGTTAAAAACGCCATCCATCTGATCGTAGTGGCCGTTTTTCCAGTAACGTTGATTTGAAGATAGCCATAAGTTGTATTCGCGACAATTTCTACGCCGCCCGTTACGATTTCATCCGCAATTTTTATTAAATGCGTAGCGCCAACGATTTGCGTAAATGCAGCGCTTGGTCCACGTTTGATAGCTCCCTCTGCATTCCAAACCGCAGAACTTCCAGTCCCCGTTTTTGCTACAATTTTAACTTTGAATGACCAGAGCGTAGTATCTGGTAAATTAAGTTTTTTTAGTTGATCTGGAAACGCGAGTTCGTATGTTCCGTTATCAATCGTTTCTCTTTTTAAAATGAACTCAGAAACTTGAGCGTCGCCATTTTCGTAAAACTTTCCGTCTGACAGTGTTCTAAGTCCAGTAAGATCTCTGCTATAACCAGAGCCTTGATAAATCGTACCAGAAACAAAAAGATCTTTTTCGAAGTAAGAATCTTTAGTTGGATCTACGAATATAGCTGGCAAACCAGTAACGGCAGCATACTGTCCACTGGTTAAGTGATAGTACTGTCCACTAGCGCCGCCTTGCAAATCAGGCAGCGAGTTATGAACAAAATAATCTGTTTCGACAACGTCAACTTGTCCGCAGTTGCCCGAAACGATAACTTCTACAATCGTGTCTGCCATATTAGGATAACGTTGTGATGTTTGTGTCTATTGCTGCGTTTCCTTTCAGAATCTTCTGAAAAGTATTGTTAGAGTACTTGACTAACACATCATACTTTAATGTGCCCGGATGAAGGACTGCCGTTTGAGCCGCAGTCAATTCTAGCTTTACTATGCCAGATACCGCATTGGTCTTCGTGACAGTAAAAGCCACAAGCATCGGGAAATAATAATCCTGTTTGATTTCTGCATCGATAGTTGCCGAAGTAACATCGATAGCAACACCGTTGGCGTCTTTAAGAGTTAAAATGACGCAGAAATCTACATTTCTTTCGATAGAAATATTGTACGTTGAAGCGGACATAGCGGCTATTTAAATTTACACGAAAAGCGCATCATAAAGACGCGCTTTTAATGTTATTTGACTCTAGAGAGTCTTAGTAAATGCCAGTACCAGTCAGCGTCAGTACGTCATCGATCATAGACTTAGCTATGACTTGAGTTGGTCTCGCTTGATAAGAATTATAAGCGTAAACTAGCTTATTCATTTCTTCAAAATTGTCGCGAGATAAAGTACGGAACTGTTTACTGATCTCGTTGCTATTTACGAACGTAACGGAACTCTCTTCGTCGCGAATCGAAATAATCGCGTTGCCAGTTCCGCCAGCGACCGCTTTGATAGAATTACGCGACTTTTTCTTGTAGTAGTGACCGAGATAAAGATGCTTGAAGATGTTCGCCTGTTCAGGATCGAAATCAGCGTTTGCACCAGTAAAGCTAGTATAAATAAGATTATTTAACTCACCGAGGTTGGCTTGCATCCAACCAGAAATCATGCTGATATTCGTCTCGTTCGTATCAGCATCGAACTCGTAGAAGAAAATGCCACTAGCGACTTGTTGAAGATTAGCCATTTAAAATCTTTTGCAGCTTCTCTTTTTGTTCTTGCGTGAACATTTCTTTATTTTGCGGTTGAGGCGAGAAATAACCTCTGCTTTGCGAGTTCTGAGTGTCGAATGCTCGTAATAGCCGCGTTTTAACCGATGCCTTTTGACCGGACGTATCTAGCTTAAGCCTTCTGGCGAAAGACTGGATTTCAATCAGAGACATTGCATCGAGGTTCTCTTCGAAGATCGCTCGATTAGCCGTACCGAAACTATTAACTTCTTTAATACCTAGCGAGAGTTCAAGTTCGCGCACCTTATCGCGATACTCGCGAGAGTTCTTGTCCTTGATTGCCGCAAGTTCTTCCATGACGCTAGCCTTAGCGATTTCTTGATCTTTTCCAGTAGAGATTTCCATACTAGATACTAACTTAATATTTACACTTTTCTATGCGGCAATTGGATATCATTAATAAAAAACCCACCCCCTTTCGAGGGTGGGCCTTTTGATGCACTTTAACTAGCGTTAGACGATCTTGCCAACCAGAGCACGGTTGTCGAGAATGACGCGGCCTTCTTCGAGCGAGCCGAAGTAGCCGATCTTGTTCTGACGGATGCTGTACTGGTCGTCAGCGACGAGCGTGAACTCAGAGTTGGAATCTGGATCGGTAGCAACGACGCGGATGAGCGAGTCGCGGCTGCGGTCGATACCAACGATGATTTCTTCGTTAGCGCCGTTGAACTGAGCGCCGCCAGAGCCATCGGCCTTGGTGTACGAGGTAGAACCAGCGGCAGTGTCGAAGATCGTGTTGAACTTCTGATTCTTACCGAGTTCATTGAACTCAAGAATCGAAACACCATAGAAGCTTGGGATACCAGCGCTGTTGTAAACGGCCATACGCATAGCGTCAGGAGCCGCGATACCAACGGTGGAACCAACTTCGGTGCCAGTGGTATCTGTGATACCAGCAACGGTGTTGATGGGGTTGTAAGCCATCGCACGGATCTGCTCAACGATTTCTGGGGAAACCAGAATGTCGGTCAGGCCAGCGCGAGCGCCCGTGGCAGGCGTGCCGTTCGCCCACGAAGTGTTGATACGCTTCGCGAGGGTCAGGAGTTCGTTCAAGTCGGCCAGCAGGAAGCGGCTAGCTTGGTTCGAACGTTGAACGTGCGCCTTGCTGTTCGTGACGGCATTAGCGAGAGCGGCCATCGTCAGGGTAGCCGAGGTGCGCTCTTGCTTCAGGAGGATTTCCTGAGCCATGCGGGTGAAGGTCTTAGCAACGACATCCATGCGATGCTTCGCAGCATAGCGACGGTCGAAAGAGAGGGCGCTATCCAGCGAGTAGGTAGCGACCTTCATTTCTGAAGCCGTTGGGAGAACTTGGTTCGTGGGAAGACCGCCAGCGACGGACTGGGAATATACAGTGATGTAGTCTTCGTCAGTGATGT